CCCAATTACGGCCAATGTAATTTGACGGAGGGGGGCTATTACACTAATATCCGACCCATGAACAAAAAACCGCCTGAACTCCACTTGGTTGACGGGACCACACCGCGTAAAGGGATGCCTACCGCGTTGCCTGACAACCTGAAAAAAAGAATCCCCCGCGCAGAGTGGGTTGACAACCCTGATGCTTGGGACAAACTGCGCTTTATCGAGGAAACGTCAGAGTTTCTGTACAACGTCTATGGCATTGGCAACGACCAAGACAAACATACGCTTGCGATGCTTGCAGACCATATTGATGTGTACGTGAAATGCACTGAAGCAATTAAAAAGGGCGGCATCATCAGCAAGTTTAATGGTGGTAATACTGTCGGACCGAACCCGTATCTGTCAGTGCGTAACAAGATGATGACGCTTATCATACAAATCATGAATGAACTAGGGTTAACCCCACGCAGTCGTCTGTCATCAGGCAAAGCAGAGAGTGACAGTCCTGTGTCTCAGTTCCTCAAAGGTCCGTTCGCGCAATGAACTATCAAGATGGCGTTGCCTACGCGCACGCAGTCGCTAAAGGAGAGATAAACGTTTGCAATGATGTTCGTCTTGCTTGTCAGCGATTCATCAACCAACTGGAAAACAAAGAGTGGGAGTGGGTGTTTGACAGTCGCGCACCTGACCATGTATTACAGTTTGCGGCAACATTGCGTCATACTAAAGGCCCACAGGCGGGTGAAAACGTTGTACTTGAGCCGTTTCAGATATTGCTAATTTGCGCGATATACGGGTTTCGTTCAAAGAAAAGTTTAACCAAACGCATGGTGACAGATGTCATTTTGTTCATTCCACGCAAGGCGGGAAAATCGACTCTAACGGCAGTTTTGACGCTTTATGAACTTTTATTTGGCGAAGCGGGTCCCGAAGTGTTTACTCTTGCGACAAATCGTGAGCAAGCAACAATTGTTTTTGATGCCGCCAAAGGGTTTATTGAATCGATGCCGCGTGAACTTGCAGAGTTGTTTAACCCAAGCAAATACAGTATCGGGAAAAAAGGCGACACACAGTCAATGTTTAAAGCGTTAAGCAGAGACACAAAAAAATCGGGCGACGGCAAAAACCCATCAGCAGTCGTTGTTGACGAAGCCGCGCAGATTGTGGACAGAAACAGTATCGAGGTTCTGCACTCGGGTATGGTGGCTAGACAAAATCCACTAAGGGTTTATATTACGACTGCTTCGTTCACGAAGGACACAAAGTTTTATGAGGACTTGTCCATGTATCAATCGATGCTTCGTGGCGAAGCAACTGACAATCCGCGTTGGTTTGGCTTGCTCTACGGACTCGATTTGGGCGACGATTGGCGTGACCCTATCAATTGGGCAAAAGCCAACCCGATGCACGGCATATCCGTCTTTGAAGACGCTATAACTGCACGCGCATTAGAAGCAAAGCACAAGCCTGCCGCGCTTAATGAGTTTCTTTGTAAAACACTCAATGTTTGGGTTTCCGCAAACGCGGCATGGCTTGACAGACAACATTGGGATGACTCCGCGTGCGCGATAGTTCCACGCACAGAAGAACCCGAGGCGGTGTTCATCGGCTTTGACTTGGCGGCTACACGCGACTTAAACGCAGTCTGTACGCTCAAAAGATATGGTGAATTGGACTATGAGGCAGAGTGGCAGTTCTTTTTGCCCGAAGACTCACTGTCTTTTATCCCCAAACACTATCTCGACATTTTCCAAGTTGCAATTGCAAGCGGAATTTTAAAACTGACTGAGGGCAACGTCATGGATGACCGCGAAATCAGCGAGTACATCATCAATCAGCAATGCCAGAAATATAACGTCAAGGAAGTCGGCTATGACGCTTACAACGCGGCAAGTTTAGTCGCTCGACTGCATGACGCAGGCGTGCCTGTTAAGAAGGTAGGTCAAGGCATGGCGGTTCTGAACAATCCGAGTAAATACATTGAAAAATTGATTCTCAACAAACAAATTAAGCACGATGGCAACCCGTTTGTTGGGTGGCAACTTGGAAACTGCGAGTGCTACACAGACGTTAATGGTAATATCAAGGTACGCAAGAACGAAGCAGACAAGGCGGCAAAGGTTGACGGCATAATTTCAATGATTATTGCGGCACATTGCTCTTTGGATAACCCGTATGTAAGCGATAGTTTTGGATTTCGTGCGTTTTAATGTAGGATTGCGGAAATTTAGGAGAAAAACATGGGTATTTTCGATGTTTTCAGCAAGAAAAATGACGTTAAAAACGAATCAAACGTCGTTCTTGGGCAGTTGCAATTGGGTAACCAAGTTGTTATTGGGCAAAATAACAAGCAACCCGCACAGCAATTATTGTACGTTACGACATCAAGTACCACAGTCGCGGGTCGTGTACTTGATATGTCTGCGCTTACGCGCAACAGTACAGTCATGGGATGCGTCGGTGTTAAAGCACGCGCACTATCGCAATGCGGCATTTCCATCATGGCAAAGAACAAAGATGGCGGTTTAGTTGATGCGCTGACAGACCCTAGCATTGGCGCACGCGATAAAGCAAAAGCGCAACAAGTTATCAATCTATTACAAAACCCAAACAACTTTCAAAGCGCATACGAGTTTTGGTATCAATGGATGATGTGGCAAGACTTGGCAGGCGAGTGCTTCACGCTCTGGTGGCGCAAAGACCAAAAAGACCCTGTGCAAACGCCTGTTGAGATGTACAACCTTGATGCAACGCTGATTACAGTCAAACTCACTGCGGGTAATTACCCACAATACGTTCTAAGTTCACCCTCGTACGGGTTCAGCAAAGACACACCGCTTGAATCACATCAAGTCATGCACATCAAAGAGGCGGCATGGCAAGGCTCGTCAGGCTTTAACAAGGGCATCTTGGCGACTGAGTTAATTGCGCTTGACCAAGACATCGATGTGTATGCCAACTTTATTATGCAAAACGGGGCTAAACCCTCGGGCATTTTTTACACTGACCAAGTGATTCCTGACGCAAAGTTCAAAGAAATAGCGTCACGCATCAAAGAAACTTGGAACGCCATGACGGGCAGTCGAAACACAGACCCATCTAAAGCGGGTCAGGGTATGTTGCTCGACCAAGGCATGAAGTACGACCCAATTAAGATGCTGACGTTGCAAGACGCAGAAGCGGCAGAGTTAAAAATTCAAACAATGAAGCGCATTTGCGGTTTGTTTGGCGTGCCTCCCGCAATGCTTGGTATCGCAGACCAAAAATATAATAATACTCAGACAATGCTTGATGAGTTTTATAAAACAGTGATGTATCCGACTGTGATTAATGTCGAGCAAAAACTGAAACAGCATTTGTTTAAAGGTTACCCAAATCTGTGTGTACGCTTTGATACAAAAGATTTTCTCAAGGGTGCGCCACTTGACCAAATGAATTTTGTGACAGCCGCAGTAAAGGCGGGTATCATGACCCCAAATGAGGCACGCGAGTATCTGAATATGTGCCGCATCGATGGCGGTGACGAATTGGTCGCAAGTGGTGGTGCAAACGAACCTATCAAGGGAACTTCACCACAAGATACGGGCGGTGGCGGTGGAAATCAGACGAAAAAGATGAACATTGGCGCAACATAATGAACAATTTGAAAAAAATGCTCGTTGCACTTACTTCACAAATCAAGTCAAGTGATGTTACACTCGCCACGGCAGAGATACCCCACAAGATAAAAGACGACAATCAATCTATTCACAACGGGGTGATAAATGAAGAATTTAACTCTAATTTGCGAAGCGCAAGTACAACTAGCGGCTGGCGCAAACGAAGCGCAAAACCCATCGGGCATGATGGAGGCCCGAGTAACAACATGGGGCGCACGCGAGGGCGCGGACGGCCGAAAGTTCAATTACCAACCTGAAGGTTTTATGGATTGGGCCAAAGAGTTCAATTCAGGCGACAAACCTTTGCCAATGTTCCTAAATCACAACGACTTGGGTATGCCCATGGGCGAATGGAACGCATTTGAGTTTGACGACACAGGCATGACTGCAAAAGGTCGCTTGTACACAAACACTGTTGGCGGCAATGACTTGTATCAAATCTTGAAAGAATCTCCAAAGATGTTTGGCGGTGTTTCTGTTGGTGCATACGCTGACGAGGCTCAAATGGTCGATGCTGATGGCGAACCATGCGACGAGGATACGGAAGATGCTTATTTTCAAATCACAAAGGGCGGTTTGCGCGAAGTATCCATTGTGATGTACCCAAACAATCCAAATGCAGAGATTAACAAATTAGAAATGTTCACGACTGAAGGGTTGTTGAACATTCGTACAGTCGAAAAGACCTTGCGTGAGGCGGGTCTGACTCGGAAGGATGCGACCACCGC